GGCTTTCGCCCCCTCTCTCTAATGAAGATGCTCGAAAGGAGTGTTTTCGGAAGGGACTCCTACTATGGTTACCACACGTTATCGTGTGAACGATTTGAGCTTAGAGCTCTCAGCGGAAATACCGAACTTCCAACATTTAGATGGTGGAGGTCCTGCATACGCTTGGAATTCTTTGTCGACGTTTAGTCGCTTTCCCGATGAAATCAGTTATATGACTGACGTAATCGGGAATCAGGGCAAATTTAACCCTGTGTCTCATCGTTCACTATCGGGTCATCTCGACCCGATTAAAGACTGGACTGAACCCCCATACTCGGATGGTCATTGGACTAATTGGATCGGTTTCGGCGCAAGCCGAAAGAAGATGCAATCTTTCCATTTCCCAAACCCGTATTTCGAGTTCATAAAAACCAGTCTTATCGATAGGTATCCATGGTTTCCGCAAATTTCAGCTGCTATGCTCTCAGATTGGTCGATTGAAGCTTTTAACAAGTTTCACGACCAAGTTCCTACGACTATTAGCTTAGCTAATAGTTTATACGAACTGAAAGACATGAAGGGTTTAATACCTTCTGTCGATCGTCTGTCTTTGAGCAAAACCGTTGGGAATAACTTTCTTGCCTTTGAATTTGGCGTACTGCCATTCGTCTCAGACATTAAGGCTATTCTCGCTATCTCCGATTCAGTTGACAAGAGAATAAAACATCTCTTGGAAACTCAGGGGCATAGCACAAATCTGTCTTTTGAAAGAGATCTCCCCATCGCTGAGGACTTCTTCTTCAATATAAGCTTCGAGGATCCCCAAGATTTTGGTGATTCTGGAAACCGGTACAGATTTAAACGGACTGGCGCTAAAGCTCACTTCCATTGTGGAGGAAAGCTTTTTCAGGATCTAAGTGACCTGAGCGACAGTATGGCAAAGCTGAAGGGTTTAGCTGCCAGCGGTGGTTTCAATCACCCAGCTAGAGTAATATGGAATGCTATTCCATACTCTTTCGTGGTTGATTGGTTTTTCCACGTTGGTAAATTACTTGATTCACTCACTGTTCAACCTTTTGGTGGGACATATGAGGTAACCGATGTTAGTTACTCTGTGAAAACAGAAGCAATTTACATCGTGACTCAAGAAATGCATGGCACACAATACGTTCCTGGTGATAACCAGGTCGGAAAAGTGCTGGCTAAATCTTATGAGCGGAAAGTAGGTTTTCCGGCTAGCTCTCTGTTTTTAACAGACGCTAACCTGTCTCCGACGCAGCAGGCGCTTGCTTTAGCGATGCTCAATCAAAGGCGTCGCTAGCTTGTCGCACGTTGCTTAGTAAAGATCCTTTCACCTTCCAAAAGGATGGGTGTTTGGACCTTTAAGTGCGAGGTGCTAAATGCTAGCAAACGACATTGTCCTCGACAAGGCTGATGGTACAGACGTGACTTTCCGCTTGACCCAATCGGATCAAACGGGAACACGCCGGATCGATATCGGATCGACTCTTGCTTTGCCCGCTACGCTTATAATTAAGCATAGCGTGTCTGGTAAGACTCCTAACGTTATCGATCGACATCTTGTTCAAGTGAACAAGACGGTAGCCACCACTCTCGGTTCCACCGCAGTAACAGCCAACTTTACGTTGACTGTCCCACGCGATGTTGCTGTCACTGCCGTGATTATCCATGATGTGGTTTCCCACCTTTTGGATTTTCTCGACGATGGAGCGTTGACCGGGTTCGCCTCTACGGTGAATGTTGATGCACTGCTACGTGGTGAAAGTTGATGTTTACATCTCCTTACATCACGTAGAACTTTGCGCCGTGTCGTATAGTCGCGCATGCTAGCTTTGGCCTTGGAAGGATTCCATGATAAATGGTCCCTTGAAAAGCCAAGAGGAGTTTTATCTCCGCCTGCATGAGCAACTGGTACGTTGCGATCCACTCGAACTATCTTCACTAGGACAGAAATCCCTCGTTAGAGATCTCAAGACTTTACGGTCTCGGGTATCTAATGAGGGCCTCGCCTTCTTGACCAAAACTCTTCCATTACTTGGAAAAGCTTTTGATCGAGGTTTGGTGAGTGGCAGACTCAATGTTCCTCGCGGCTTTAAAACCGTGACGAACACAAGTAGACCTGTTTTTATGCAGGCGTACTTTAGTCTGGTCTTCTCTGAAGACGGTTCCCTTCTGGAAGATGTGTCTGTCGGGGCCGTAAGGCATATCCGACAGGTGCTCTTTTTCGCGTACAAGCTCGATCTCCCGTATTCAAATTCTGAAAATTCTCGAGTAATCGATGAATTTATCAGAGTTGATGAGGAGGTCGGGCTCCAGTGTGATCCTCTTGCTAGCTACATATTGCAGTTAGCAAAGATTATAACTGGAGGTGTGTTCCGTGGCTTTAGCCATAGATCAATCCTGCCGCGACATGGACCAGGAGCAGTGGCAACTGGTGAGAGGCATGAACAGAAATGGATTTTCCAACGTCTGTACAATGCAATTCATCAGGTCTACCCCTACTACAACTATTACGTTGTGGGTGGGGCTCACGAACTTGCCGATCGATTGGGATGGTACCGTCAATTACGTCGCCACGAAAGTGGATGCGCAAAGGTGGTCCTTGTTCCAAAAGATTCGCGCGGTCCGCGTCTCATCTCTTGTGAACCACTGGAATACCAGTGGATTCAACAAGGGCTTGGGCGAAAGTTGCAAGAATTTTTGGAATGGGATTCGTCTCATACCAAGAATCATGTCAACTTTACCCGTCAAGAAATCAATGCTGGTCTTGCGTTGGTCAGCTCTGCTGATCAGCGCTATGCTACCATTGATCTCAAAGACGCGTCAGACAGGGTTTCACTCGAACTCGTTAGGAGAGTTTTTGAACGCTCTCCTAGTCTTCTTCGAGCATTAGAAGCCTGTCGCACGACAGAGACTAAACTCCCAAATGGGAGAGTAGTATCACTCAATAAGTACGCTCCAATGGGGTCAGCTTTATGCTTTCCAGTTGAAGCGTTCATATTTTGGGTGATTGCTGTCTCTGCGGTAGTTCATGGTAAGAATTTACCACTGAACATAGTGGAGAAGCGTATCTTTGTCTATGGGGACGACATAGTCGTTCCTACAGAGTGGGCTACGCTTTGCATACAAGGTCTTGTCTCTGTTGGCTTAGTGGTCAACCTTGACAAGTCTTGTACCACCGGATTCTTTAGGGAGAGTTGTGGTGTTGAAGCTTACAAAGGCTTCGACGTCACGCCTTTTCGTTTAAGAAAGCGGTGGACGAACCGGAAAACCGATGGAGCTACATTAATGGCTTATACTAATCTTGCCAATAAAATGGCAGATAGTTATAAACCGTTAAGCGATCTTCTATGGATTGAGATAGAGAAACTGTACGGCTTAATGCCTTATGGTACTTCTCGGTCTTCTTTTCCATGTAGGATCGTCGGATCGGCTCTCCTTGCTGAATCCCTAAATGGGACTAGGTTTCGGAGTCGATTTGATAGCAAATACCAGCGGATTGAGTTTCTTCTTCCTAGCCTTTCTCTAAGGCGAAGAAAACAGAATCTTGATGGCTGGCCCCGACTCTTGCGTGACTTAGTCACGCCTCCGTTCGGTGATCCATCGACCATGGTTTTGCCTCTCTCCATGAGAATAAAGAGAGGATGGACGAGGGTCTCCTAAGGGAGTCCTATGCCCCGTAAGGGGTTCGTTAGAAG